ACACTTCTGTCCTAATATTATTAAATGGAGATGGACCAGAAGCATCAGATTCCCACTTTACGTCGTAAATCTTTAATTTATTTTCCATCTTAACTCTTTCTTTTATTTAATGTAAGAATGTCCATCGTCATCAATTGTTACAACAACAGCTCCACATTGTTTACATACATATTCAGTTCGTTTGTTAATAGACTGATATGTATTATGTTTGCTATTGAGTAATTGAGTGATTTCTCGTTTAATTAATTCAGTATGATTACATTCTTTACATTTAACTAAATTTAAATCTTCAGCAAATAATAAAGCCATTAGCTTTCACCTTGCGTTGCAATTAAATTTTTAATATAAGCAACAAAGTCTTTAATAGAATTTGGCTTTAACATAAGGACACTTTTAACAGCTCCTTCTGTAAATTCAGAAACAAGGTCATCTAATTCAGAATCAGAAACTTGATAATTTTCTTGGAATTTTTGAATATAATTCCATTCGGTTTTATATTTTTCAATTTCTTCTTCTGACCATGGATTTTGTTCTTCCATATCTAAGAATTCTTGTTCTTCTTCTGTTAGATATAAATCAGCACCAATACCAAACATGGAAGCTGCTTTTTTAAGTGCATCAGTGGAAGCTACTTTATACAAGTTTTGATTATCTTGAGCCCCCATTTTAAGAATAGACACTTTAGAACCATATGCTTGTTTAGATAGCGGAATTAAATTTCCATTATCATCTGTAACCATAGCTGTTAATGTACCAAGCACATGACACACTTGACCAGGTTTAGCACCACTAATATCTTCTAACCATGCTTTATCTACTTTCCAATTCCAGCAATATCCGAAGGCAGCATTTAATTTTCTTACTACAGTATATCCTGTAATATAAGATAATGTTGTACCACTTTGTTGACGCTTACGAATTAAAGTAGGGTCAGTTTGTTGACTGAGGAGCTTTTGCAGCCCCTCATCAATTTTTAAAGGTTTAACCATTTAATTCCTTTCTTAACCATTAACTAATTGCATTTCAGTTTTAATGGCAGATGCCATTGTAATGCAAATATCTGATTTATATTTAATCATTTTCATGATTTCATTAAGAGCATTATATCGCATTTGTACTGCATTAATCAATGTAATATAGTTAATTTCTTGACCATTAATTTTTGCTTTCATTAATGCCAAGATACCACTACGTTTACGTTCTTCAGAATTAGAACCAGTAGAGTTAGCAATTTTAAATGCAGTCGCAGAACCAAAATCTTTATTTACGAGAGAGTCATAAATTTTCTTTTGTTCTAAATAATGAGGCATGACTTCATCGTTTAATGCACACAAATCTGCTAATGTAAATTTCAAGGTACCAGGGTTCATATCTGCTTCAATACGAATATTAGTTACTTTATCCAAGAAATATTTTTCTTTTTCTTTCCATTCATCATCAACAAAATAATTTAAATATTCAGCAGTAGATACATTAACATCAATTTGGTCACCGAGAACATCAATCGTAGTCATACCAATTTTTTCTACTTCTTCATGTTTCTTAGAAGATTTCTTTTTAGATTTTTTATCTTCTTTATCAATTTCTTCTTCGATGGCATTAAGAATTGGATTTTCTTCTTCAGAAGATTCTTCAGTAGATTCATCTGTTGTTTCTTCTTTATGTTTACGAGGACGACCACGACGTTTAGGTTTTTCTTCTACTTCTTCTTCTGAAGTAGTTTCTTCTGTAGCTTCGGATTCTTCTTTAACTGCTTTTTCAGTTTCTTCAGATGTAGTGTCTTCGGAAATGATTTCATCTTTACTTTCCTTTTCTTCTGCTACAACTGGTTGCATAGTTTCATAATCTTTATCTTCAGAAGGTGTATTATCTGCTACAGGTTTAGATTCTTCCGCAATTGGTGTTTTTTCTGTAACAGTTTCTGGTTCGTCAACCTTTGATTCTTCCTTTGTATCAACAGTAGGTACATCTTTTTCTTCTTCGTGAGAACTGGGTTGTTTTGTTTCAACAATTTCTTCTAATGTTTTAGGAGCTTCAGTGGCATTTTGTTGAGCTGCTTCCATTTCGGCACGTTTTTGTTTAATTCTATCTAGTAAAGACATATTCTATTTCCTTTCTTTGTCTTCTATAGCCATCCATTTTGATGGCAAAAATCGAAAGCTTTTTTGAAGCCTTCCATAAATTCTAATTCTTCTTGTTCACATAACTCCTCATCTTTAATTTCTCTTTGTTGAATTAAAAATGTAGGAGATTGAATAGCAATAGCATCTATAAAACCAATCTTAAAAAAATTATTTTTACTCTTATTAAAAGATGCATCGCTAAATACATTAAAAACTGAACTACCTAAACAAATAATTAAATTGGGGTTCATAGCTTCAATTAAATTATCAAGATATATTTTGCAACTATTTAATTCTTCAAAAGCAAATGGCCTAATTATAGTTTCATTATTAATAATAATTTTTGACAAACAATTTACCATATTTACAAAATAAAATTGTTCTTCTTTTACATTATATTCTTCAAATACAGTAGAAAGAATTTCTTTTTCTTGCGTACCTTCTAATACAGAAACAATATCTTTATTTAATTGTAATTGACTTTGTAGAGGTTGTTCACAAATTATTAAAATATTAGCATTAATATTTCCATAAGGAATTGTCTTAAATCCAGAATAACGATTAGGACAATAATCACATTCTTCAATATAATTATTAATTTTATTAATCATCATTGGCTTCACAAGATTTTTAACATATAATAAAGGATTATTTGGATTTTCCTCTTGAATTAATTGTAATATTTTTTCTTCATTCATGGCCAATCCTCTTTTTTCACTAATTCTTTAGCTAATGCTAATTCAGCTCTTAATTCATTAATTTTAGCATTTAATACATCTTGATGTTTAAGAAGAATTTCTTTGTCTCTTTCAAGAACTTTTTTAGAACGTCTATCTTCGACCATAGTTTTCACCATAGACATAATTTGTTCTTGCTCTGTAATAACATATACTTGTGGGTCTGTTTCAAAAAAAGAGAATTTTAAATAGTAGAAATCCATATTTTCTGCTAACGCTTCTCTTTTTAATTTAGACAGCCACTTTTCTTGAATCGTAAACGTTTTTTTTCCAGGAGCTTGTTCAACAGTTCTTGTTTTTAATTCTTCCATAACATTAATAAGCCCGCGAATTTGTTCATCGCCTTTCTCTATAACAGTAGCACCACTATTAAGAGTCATTGAACTTCTAATATCATCTTTTAATAACTTAGAATTAGCAACATGATTTTTGTATTCAAAACCAGAACCTTGTCGTTTATCTTGTTTTTGTTGTCGTTTATTAAGGCCCTTTTTTATCTTAATTTCTTTTTCCTCAAATAATTGACCATCTATTAAACAACCAAAACATTTGGCAGTTCCGATATGTTTACAATTATCATGTCCCCATTCACAATCTGACAAATAATACCTTCCTTTCTACGAAAATATAATAAAAAGTATGCCAAGGCTTGGCATACCAATATTATACAAGGTTCGCAAAAGAATTATTAAAATAATTAAGCAGGATATAATGCTCTATACCCTGCTTTAATTATACTACTATTTAACTTCTTTATCAGTTTTTTTCTTTTTAGTTTTTTTAAGACTATTTTTCAATTTTTCTTGAGCTTTTACTTCTTCAGGAATTGTTTCTTCAATGACTTTAGATTCATTTTCAATTTCTCTAATTTCATCTTGAGACAATTCTTTTACAGAAGCAGAACCATCAAATAAAGATTTAAATTCCATCCATTTGTCTGGATTATTATGGAAAAATTCTTTCATCGCAGCACGACCATTGAATTTTTCAATAACTTCACCATTACCATCAATCCAATTAATCCATGCACCACGTTGAATTAACACACCAGAATTAAATGCTTCTTCAATAACCTCAAGCATTTGGTCAATACCTTTACCGAAGATAGCATAATAATCTACTTGTACATATGGGTTGCGATTAGAGATAGTATGATTCTTTTTAACAGCTACATGAATCTTAACGCCTTCTTCTTTAGTAATTGGGTCACCAGGTCCAATAGAGCGTTTTCTCATATCTAAAGTTAATGAAGACCAATATTGGATAGCCGCTCCTCCGCTGATAATAAGTGGGTCTCGCGACATCGCTCCAATTTCCACGCTGAGATGGCCAACCATGATAAAAGCTACATTATGTTTAGCTACTAATGCTGTAAATTTACGAGACATTTTAGCATTTTGACGAGCAGCTAAAGCTACTTGTGTTTCAGTTAAAGAAGCTTCATTTTCTTTTTGAGGAATTAAAGCTTTTAAAGAATTAATAGCTACTAAATCTACACTATCTGATTCAATAATAGTTTGAACCATGTCTAGTGTAGCTTCAGAACCAATTTCTGGGTCAAATGGAATAAAGATTAAACGATTAGGGTCTACACCAAAGGTATCAACGATATATTCTTTATCCATGGAGTGTTCTGACTCAATCCATAAAGCCGTAAATGTACTTGAACGGCTTTGTTCTTGAGCTATCGTCTCCATTATCAAACTTGTCTTGCCAGAATCGGCTTTTCCCACAACAAGTGTACAACGCTTACGAGGAAAACCGCCACCAATAGCACTATTTAAACTAATAGATGGAGTAGGAATTCTGGTAACAGATAATTGTTCTTCAATTTCTTTATTATTAGCAATTCTGCCAATTACAGCTTTATTATATTTTTTATTAATTTTAGCTGTAATAGCATCTATTGTTGCTAATTTATCAGCTAATGCTTTTGTTTCACTCATGATTAATTTCCTCTTTAATATTGTCTACTAAATTTTGTAAAAATTGAATATTGTTTTCATACTGTTTAACTTGTGCATACGTATCTACATTTTTAATAGCTTTGATTTGCAACAATCTTTCTTCTAGTAAAAATATAGTGGCTCTAAAGATTGGTTTTAAAATAAATAAATTTCGCTCATGTTTATTTTTATCTACAGAAATTTCTAAACAAATTTCACATAGGTCACCAATTCCTTTTTGAAGAGCATTATCTCCTTGAAGAGGAGAGTCGTCAGAAGCTAAACCAAGATATTGAACAAAACCTTGCTTAATCATCTCATTCATTAGTTTCTTCCTCCTCTTCTTTAGGACCTACAGTAATGGCATTTACATAATCATCGTCATCGAAACGAATCATTTTAACGCCTTGTCCAGTACGTTTCTTTAGTGGAATATCTTCGGCTCTTAATTTAATGATTTTACCATTTACAGTAATGATGTAAATTGTATTTTCATCTTCAATAGGAGCCCCACCAACAATAGTGCCAGATTTCTCATTTACTTTATAACAACGAGAGCCTTTAGCATTACGATTTGTAATTCTGAAGTCTTCGATATTACATACTTTACCAATACCATTTTTAGTAATGATAGCAATCTGGCCATCTTCTTTTACATGAAGAGAAGACACAACAATATCACCATCATTTAATTTAACAGTATTCACGCCACCAGAATTTCTTGATTGCATATTAACAGATGAAGCTTTTAAATGAATTAGCATACCTTGTTCTGTAATGAAAGCTAAATCTTGATTTAAATCTTTTACAATAGAACATTCAACTAATTCATCTTCATCTCTTAATTTAATAGCCTTATAAGCTCTAGCTCGTGTAGGTAAATCTTTAGTAGAAGTAATTTTAGCACGACCTTGTTTAGTTACAAATAAAACCATTAAGTCTTCTTTATCGGTATAGGATAATACATTAACAATTTTTTCTCCTTCTTGAAGAGGAATATAATTATTAATATATTTACCTAATGCATTTTTAGAGACCACAGGAATCTTATAAGCAGGCAATAATAAAAATCTACCTGTATTAGTCGCAAAAATTAAATCATCATGAGTTTGCATTGAATATAATTGCGTTACAAAATCATCTTCGCGAGTATTAGCATTAACACCTTTACCGCCACGATTTTGTGCAGAATATTCATTTGCTTTCACAGCTTTAATCATATTGTTGTGAGTAATGGCGACAACTACATCTTCATTTTTAATGAAGTCACGTTGGTCAATGTTTTCATCGACATAATCTACGATAGCTGTTTTGCGTTCATCTTTTTCAAATTGTTTCGCAACTTGTTGAATTTCAGAACGAGTGTATTTAATTAATTCCATTTCATTATGAAGAATAGTAGATAAGAAATTCATCTTAGTATTTAATTCTTCATATTCTTCATTATATTTTTGAATGGATTCTTCATTCAATGTATATAATCTTAAATTAGCGACCGCTTTCGCTTGTTTATCATCAAAAGCATATCGTTCTTTTAAAGATTCTACAGACTCATTTAATGAAGTGGCATTAGAAACTAATTCAATCGTTACATTTTTAGTTTCGAGAGCTTTAGTAATCGCTTCTACAATATGGAAACGTTCATCTAATTTATTATAATCATATTGGCATCGATTGCGAATTACCGTAATTGCATGCTCAATAAATGCTTCTAACATTTCTAATAAAGTTAAATTAACTCTTGGTTTTCCATCTTGCAAAGCAACATGTCGCATACTAATATTAGATTGCATATCTGTATATTTAAAAATATTTTTAATAATCCAATCCACATTAGCTGTTTTCTTGCATTCAATTACAATTCGAACACCGTCCATATTAGACTCATCACGAATTTCTGTAATATCTGCAAGTTTTTCTTTACTTAACTCAACGATTTTAGTAACAGTATTCTTTTTACAAATACCCCAAGGAACTTCGTCAAATACAATTAAGATTTTATTCTTTTTGTCTTCTGTATGATACTTTCCTCGAAGTATAACTTTACCATGACCTTCTTTATAAGCTTTTATAGCATCAGCATAGCCTAAAATTTCGCCACCAGTCGGAAAATCTGGTGCCTTAATAATGTCGATAACTTCATTAATAGAAGTTTCTTTTTCTTCTAGTAAATTTTTAAAGATAACATCAATAGCTTGATATACATCTTTTACGTTATGAGGTAAGAAAGATGATGTTAGACCAACAGCAATTCCTGTCGTAGGATTAGCTAATAATGCTGGGAATAATGTAGGTAATACTTCTGGCTCATATTCAGTCTCATCATAATTCAACTTCATAGGCACAGTATTTTTGTCTACATCTTTTAACATAATTTCGGCAACACGACTCATCTTTGCTTCTGTATTATGATTAATAAAAGCATTAGCAGTAAAAGAATGACATTTACTATTAACTTTAATTGAATATACAACCTTTTTACCAATAGAAGTTATTGATGTAATCTTTTGATATCCATAATTTCTATTAAGTAAATTAGTTAATAGTTCAAAATCTTCTTTAGAAACTCGTTTTCTTAAAGCTTCTTTATGTTCTTCAAAACGATTAGGTCTATCAAAATTAATGTGCGTTAAATATTTACTATATTTACTTCTAATATAATCAGCAATAAATGGCACATAATTTTTCTTAGAAACACTTCTGGTGTGTTCTTTAAGATATCCAATTGCCTCTTTTAAATTTTTATTTTTTCTTTTAGAAACAAAGCCAATTTTTTCAGCAAATTTATTAATATAATATGCTTCTTTTATTTCTAAACGATAAGTATAATTTTTGTTACGTTTATCTGCATAAGAACTAATATAACTAAATATACCTAAATTAGCTAATAAAATTTGAACTTGTTTTAATAGTTTAATACTTTGGGATACATAAAATATATTTTTCTGTTCTATGCCATTATTAATTCCACCATCACCCTCATATAAATATTTTAGAAATTCACATTGAATAGAGCGATTAGCACTTAATATAACTTCGGGAATTTCTTTAACAGAACTACCAAAATAAAATTGACGTTCATTAATTAAATATTCATATAAAGCTTTAGAATGCGTATACATTTCTACATATGAAGTATTAATTCTATGAACTTCGTTTTCTGTAATTTTAGAATTGGCATTTACTCTTTTAAGTAATTTTTCTAATCCAATTCTAAAATCTTTTATTAACTGAATATCTGTATTAGCAACGCCAATTCTATAATATGGTTGTTTAACATTAATAGAAGAAATATATCCTTCACTAACTAAAATGCCAAGGAATCTAGCTTCCCATTTTTTAATATTATTTAATTTAGATTCTAATTGATTTTCATTGAGGTTAATAACTAAGTAATCATTTTCTTTTAACTCAGAAATGGTTTTCCATTCATAATATGGTTTACCATTTTTATCTGTAGTTAATGTCATTAATGGATGATTGCTTGTTCCTTTAACTTCAAAACCAGATTCTGTTTCTACACGATATGTTTCATGTTCTCCAGAATTAAACAATATTTTCGATTCATTAACTACATTATTAAAAGAATCTACTTTAATATTAATTTTGTTGTCAGAATCTAATTTTGTTTTAGTAATTTTTCCAATAGGAATTAACCCAGAATCAGTATTTACTAATGTATCCCCAGTGACGCAATATCGCATCGCAGCAGCTGGGTCTCTATCAAGACTACCAAAATTACCACGACCATCTACTAATGGGTAATGCATATTGAAATCTTGTGCTAAATTAACCATAGCATCGTATACTGAAGCATCTCCGTGAGCATGGAAATTCGAAATTACTATACCGACGGTTTTAGCGGACTTTTTATACTTACCAGATGATGATAATTTTAATTCGTTCATACCATATAATATTCTTCGGTGGACTGGTTTTAATCCATCTCGAATATCTGGAACTGCTCGGTCATTAATTACATATTTAGCATATTCCATATATTGCTGTTTCATACGTTCAGCAAAAGGCATTTGAATGACATTGCCTATTGGAAATACTTCTTTAGCCATTATTTAATGCCTCTTCTTCTTTCCATAAAGATGCTTCATTAATTACTACTTCTTGAATAGTTCTTGTTTTTTCTTCTTTAGTAGTATAAGTTCTGGATTGAAAACGACCACATAAAGAAATTTCGTCGCCAATTTTAAAATTTTCTACATCATTAACTAGACTATCCCAAGCAACACATTGAATATAGTCACTAACAACTTTAGTGCTATTTTCATGTGGTCTATGAATAGCAACTACAAATGAAGCAATCTTATTATGATTATTAATTTGTCTAACTTTTGGTTCTCTAGTCACAATACCATTAATTAAATGTTCATTACGAGTACAATATTCTTCGTATTCGTCTTCATTGACTTTAAAAATATGGTTTGCAAATACAAACGTTTCGATAATGTTTTTACCATCATCATCTTGTGCTTTACGACTACTAACAGAACCATCGACTTGAAGCAAGTCGCCAACTTGAATAGTTTTAGCAAGAGGATACCCTAAAATAATAGGAATCATATCTACTACTTCACTATCTTTCTTGCGAATACATTCTAACATGACTTTGTAAAATACCATTGTTTTACCAAGTTTATTTACAAACTCATATTCCTTCTCATTAGAAATAACTTTGCCATACAAAGTTAAAGAATTAAGAAATTCCATATTATTTAAATTCCTCCAATATAAACTCTCTTCTTGCGTCTACATCTTTACCCATACATAAACTTAATGCTTCTTCGGTATCTTCAATATCATCAACTGTAATTTGTATAAGTATACGAGTTTCAGGGTTCATGGTAGTGTCCCATAATTCTTGTGGTGACTGCTCTCCAAGCCCCTTATTGCGGTTGATAACCCAACCTTCAGTATCAAATTTTTCTAATTCTTCAGCATTAAGAATATACTTAACTTCATTATTTTTATGCAAAGTAAATAATGGAGGACACGCAGCATATACATATCCAGCTTCGATAATAGGACGCATAATTCGATAAAAGTTAGTCATATGTAAACATTGAATATGACTGCCCGATGTACCTTCGGTTTCCCGATGTTTCATTAGAGGACTAGACTATATCTTTATCCGTTCTGGATAGCACCTCTATAGTCGTTACACATTTACGATATTATTTTAATATCGACTTAGCACGGTATTGCCATTGCTAGCCATTTCTGGCCCATCAGGTTCTCTTGATTATAGGAGCGCCTTCGTGCATTTTGCCTTATTCAACTCCAACCGTAAGCATATTATTAATTAATATACACCGCTTAATAGCGTTAGGGTGCTCATAATCTCTTGTATTCCTACAAGGACGACTAATTCTTTTTTTTAATCAACATCGGCATCTGATAATAAAATAATTCTATGATATTTTAATTTAGAGATGTCGAAATCTTGACCGATACCACAGCCAAGTACTTTTATCATATCTACTAATTTAGAGGAACTTATAATTTTATCGTGAGAAGATTTTTCTGCATTTAATATTTTACCAAATACAGGTAAAATTGCTTGGAACTTATTATTACGTGCTTGTTTACAAGTTCCAGCAGCTGAATCCATTTGTGGACTATATCTTATTATTTTTATTATTAAAAATAATCTTATTGTTTCGGAATAAATGCAAATTCCTACTCTACTCAGTTCATATATATTATATGCTTTTCGATAGTCTCTGAACGTTTTTCTTTTTTATTCATAAAAAAAGAAACTTCGCTGCGGATTAATTTTATATTAATGATGTTACTATACCTTGGTCATTACCCTTGCCATTACTATGTTACCATACTAATTTAGTTATTAATATATATTAAATCTTTCCCGCAATTAAATAAGTTTAATGAGAGCAATTCAGCAGTTTACCCTCTACGAAGAAGATTTCACATTGTTCAGGGTCTTTACTAGAACATGGAGCTAAATCTTCTACATAACCACTAGCCGTAGCATTTTTAATACCACGAGCAGCATTTCTTGCACGTTTGGCTTGAGCAATTTTTTCTAAGATAATTTTAGTACGCTTTTCATCTTTACAGAGATAGTCATACATAAAATCTTCTACGAAAGATTTAATTGCATGTCTAATTTCAAGCATACCTAAATTACTTTTATCTTGCCCTTTAAAGTTAGGGTCTTTTAATTTAATAGAAATAATAGTTAAAAGACCCTCAAGTGAATCTGTTGATTCAATATTTTTAATTCCTTTTGGCTTATACTCATCGATATATTTTTTAATCGCAGAATTTAAACCCATTTTAAATCCAGTTTCATGGTCGCCACCTCGTTCAGTAGCTACATTGTTAACAAAAGATTTAACGTCTGAAGAATATGTGTCTGTATACACTAATGCAATATCTACATCTACAGTTTTTTCTTGATTATCTGTAGTAGATGCATATACAAGATTTTTATTCATTTCTACGATATCAATTAATTTTTGTTTGCCTGTAGAAATTTTATTTACATATCCAATTAAACCTTCTGGACAATGAAATGTTTCTTCTTTAAATTCTTCAGCATCTTTTTCTAATAAAGAAAAATTAATTGTTAAACCTGGATTTAAATATGATAATTGTCGTAGACGTTTTTTAATATGACTAATATCATATTCTTCAATCGTCCACAATTCTTTATCTAATTTAAAAATTACAGTTGTTCCAGAATCTTTAGATTCATCTTTTTCAAAAGGAACAACTTTAAGTCGTTGTGTAATGACACCTTTAGAAAATTCTGCATTATATTTTTTATTATTTTGATTAATATATAATGAGAAATTTTCACTGACTGCATTTACACAACTTGCACCTACCAATATCTTCACATAAGCTCGCTACTTCTTATGCAGTTCTCTTATGAACTTCTCTATATTTCTATAGATGTTGAGACTATATCTTCATCTTTATTATTTTTTTTAATAAAGAGCTTTCCGCTTCCATTTGCTTAAATGTACTTCCATAAGGAATAGTCGTTGAACGTTCTTTTTAAACAAAAAAGCTTCGCTGCTGATTGTCCAATCTTTTAAAGCTCTAAGGAGTTCCCAGCAATTCAAAAAGTTTTAAAACAGCATTAAAATCTAATATATTTTACCGTTCATTCCCCCAGTATTAGTTTTGTAAGCACCATCTAACTGAGAAAATTTCCCACCTGAATGCAAAACAGTCATTGCCACTTCTGCCTGAGAATAGCCTTTCCATTCTGGGTCATCAGATGGTTTAGTTGGGATACCACGACCATCATCTTTAACAGATACAATATAATCGTCATTATCCCATAGCATAGATACATCAATTTGTTTACAATATCCAGCGGCATATTCATCGACTGAATTATCTACGATTTCAAATACACATTGGTCTTTAGAAGATAAATACATACCTTTTCTAAGACGAACGTTGTCTGGATACCGCAATACAGAAATTTTAGTTTCTTCTGCCATTTTTGTCTTTCCTTTTTAAAGAATTAAAAAATATAAATAAATATATGGATTGTATCTCACTGGATAACATTAATCCATATCATATTAATCTTCAAGCAGTTCTGCTTTTAGACTACCTGTTTGATGTCGCAAAAACGATGCGACTGTTGCACGTAAGCATTCAGACATAGATAAATTATTATCTATCTCAGCATTAATATTATATGTTCGAGGCAAATTAGTCTGAGGATTAATTTCTGATGTATCAACAATAATCATTAAGATAACTTGTTTAAAATTAACAACATCTTTACGATACATAATCGTATATACATGTTCTAAGAATTCAAAATTAACTTTTTGTTTTTCTTTAAACACTAATTGTTTACCAAGATGTTCTGCTAAGTCATTGATTTGCTCATCGAGAATTGTCGGAGCTTCAATCATTTCATCATACATCTGTTGTTGTAAACGTTCTAATTCTTGATTATTCATTATTATCACCTCCTTTAAAAAAAATAAATCATACTTTTTTCTATGTATTAAAAAATATATGATTTAATGTAAAAATGTGTCAATAGATATTTTTTAATATATATCTACTGACACATTTATTATACTATATTTTTGATATAAAGACCAGGGGATTTTCTATTATTATTTACCAAAAAGTTTCTTTTTGAGTGGAGATGCACTAGGAGCTTTTGGAGCTGTTGGTGCACTTTCAGTTATAGTAGTAGTTGTAGATGTATTGCCACTATTATTTGCAACGATTACATCATTTACTAGTACATATAGTTGACCACGAACTACTTCACCATCTTTTTCATAATCATCACCACGACGAAGTTCACCTTCGATAATCAATTGGTCACCATGATGTGCATAATCCACAAGATATTTAGCTGTATAGCCAAATGCGGTGATTTGCATCAAGTCATAATCATATTGACCATCTTTATTTTTATAACCACGACGAACATTTAAGAAACCGCGATAATAAGATTTAGGAATGTCTTGTTCATTTACATTACTTAGAATTTTGAATTTTTCAGATTTCGGAATGAAACCATTAAGATGTACAGAGTTACGTACTGCCATTTAAAAACCTCTTTCTTGCCATCTAGGGCACTTAAAATGATTAGTGAAAATTAAAGTATCTTTTCACCCTAAAAAATTATATGTACAAAGATAGAACATAATTTTTGTATACCTACATTATACTAAATTATGTTCTATCTTGTAAACAAAAATACTATTAAGCTTCTTCAGTGAGCTCTTTTAAATATGTTACGAATGCAACGATATTAAATGGTTGAATGTCATCTACAGATTGATAGTTACCTTGGGAGAATAATTTAACAGCTTCATTAACTTCTTCTTCACCATATTCTTCCACTGCTTTTTGTAGATATTCGCATTCATTAGCAAAATGATTAATCCAATATTCATCTTCCCAAGTATCGTCAACAGTTACGTCACGTTCTTCTACTTTTACTACTTTAGGTTTAGCTTCAACTTTAATATTACTTTTCTTAGCTAATGCTTCATGACCAGTTGGTTTAACTTCTTGAACTGAAGTAGATTCAACAGTAGCTTTTACTTCTTCTGAAACTTCAGTTACAAGACCAGTAGTTGCAATAGCTAGTGCTAAAGATGCAAAAATTTCAGCTTTTTTGGCTGGTTCAGTTACCATACCTAAATTTTTATTTGCTTCATTAATAAAGGCACGAAATGCCTCAGTCCTGAACCTCATATAATTAAAATTATATAATTCTAAAAGAAATTTAAAAATAAATTCCTTTATTAAGAAGTTTGATTATAATACCCTTATTCTTTTAGGCGTGTCCAGTTCGCCTCTACAGCATAAGACAGTTAAGTCTACAGCTTTACTTTTACGAAGAATATTTAATGCTCCGTTACAATCTGCATTAAAACGATATTTATTTTTAGTTTGATACAAACCTCTTTTAATGCGTTTGCCACTAAATTTATATGTTTGTGGATTATCAGCATTATAAATAGGCAACTCATCATTATCAAAAAAACTAGCTTTAGAAGTATATGATTCTTCTTGCATAATATAATTTATATTATATCGCTTACATAAAAATTCTAATTTTATCCTAATATCACCAAAAGGTAATTGAGTAAAAATTTGATTATTTCTTTTGCCTAAGTTAGTTTTGTTTTGAAAAGATTGATTATATCCAATAACTAAAGTACCAATATCATTAGACAAACAATAATTAATAATATATCTACAAGTTTTGTTAATATAATCATTAACTCTATTTTTTCTTTTTCGAGAAATTAAGAATTGCTGTTTTGTTTGTTTAATAATATTTTGCTTATCTTTAATCGACCGCAATTTAGCATTTTGTTTATTAAAAAGTTGATTAATAGATTTTAACTTTTTCCCATCTATAATAAAAGATTTACCTGTGTTAGTAACACAAGTACATAAATTGTTCACGCCTAAATCAATAGCCAGTGCATTGTTAGTATTTAAATTTATATTTTCTTCTTGAATTTCATATATATATTGAATTTCAAAGAACCTAGCATCAAATTTAGGAATAATTTGAATTTGTTTAATTTTTTTATTTTCTAATACTGTAGGAATTTTAATTTGAATTTTAGTTCTATATTTTTCCCTTTTAAAAGTGTTAGAATATGGAATAGTTAAAATATTATCTTTAATTTTAAAATCTACAATAGTTAAATTATAATATCCGTTTTTTGGTAAATAATTAGGTAATTTAATATATCTAAAATTATATTTACCTTGTTTTGCTAATTTAATTAAAGCAAAAAATGATTTAAACATTACATCAACATTTTTAAGAGCTTATTGTGCCATATTAGCATTCATTAATTTATAATTCTGATAAGTTTTCATTTCATGATAATTTGCTTCATATCGCAAATATTGTTTTTCTTGAAAGTAATGTTGTCGAACATTATAAATTGCTTGATTAGTTAAATTCTTAGATATTCTGCATAATTCTCTTAAAATATTATATTCTTCTTTAGTTAAATGTTTTACTTGTTGCTTTATAGTTAGGTACATATATTATATTTCACCTCGCTTTCTATATTAATAATATTACGAGATAATTATAATATATTTCTACTGAAAATACAACTTTTTAGTAAAAACTTTTACAGGACATTTTTAGAATCACATTTTTTTTAATTAATTAAAGGTCTCGTTCAATCAGAATCGCTACTTCTGACCAGCACCATTACGTGCATCTTGCACTTTCGTGCAAGCACAGACTATATCTTATCCATATTATATATTAAAAAAATATATAACTTAGGCGACACCACTTCCATCGTCAATCGCTTACGATGTACTTCCCTCACGAGGAATAGTCGTTGAACGTTCTCCTATTCGGAGCTTCGCTGCTGATTGTCCATTGTATCATAACATTTAGGATTTAACCTTGTGCCATCTCAATTATTTTTTTGCTTTCACAACATTCACGCTTATCTGTATTTCAAAATTACGTTGTAGTTAATTGAGCTTTAGGAGTTTCCAGCAATTCAATGTCTTAGTTGGGTAAGTAAGAATTACCACTATCTACCAGTTTCCCGATAGACCTACTATTTTATTAAAATAATTTTTATAATTAAAATTACAAAAAATATTTTAATATCTTAATAGTTGCCATTTTTATTTTTCCTCGCTTTTTTCTTCTAATACTTTTAATTGGTCGATATGCCAATCTGTTCTATCCTCATCTTCTACTTCGACAGTATCGACATAAATAATTAAACCATCTTCTTTATTCAAAGATGGTAAATCAAACATCACATCACCAAGTACTCTTTCCATGACGCCACGCAAAGAGCGAGCACCTGTGCCACGTTCAATTGCTTCATGTGCAATTTGTAGTAAAGCAGATTTAGAAAATTGTAAATCGAACCCATCTTCTTTAAATAACAATTGATATTGTTTTACTAATGCATTTTTTGGTTCTGTTAAAATTCTAACTAAATCTTCCTCACTCAAACTTTCAATTGGACATACAACTGGTACACGCCCTAAAAATTCTGGTAGCATACCAAATTCTTTTAAATCTTCTACTGTGATACTATTAATAATTTTATTTTTTTCTTCTACAGTATCCTCTTTATTAGAATTCATTTTAGTACCAAATCCAATTTTATTTTTATCTGTACCTAGACGTTTTTTAATAATATCTTCGATACCTTCAAAGGCCCCAGACATAATAAATAAAATATTTTCTGTATTTACTTTAATTGTTTCTTGTGTAGGATTTAATCTCGCACCAGATTTAGGAACATCTACAACAGAACCTTCAATTAATTTTAATAATCCTTGTTGAACAGCTTCATGAGCTGGGTCAGCAGAAGTAGCAATTTTCTTTTGTTTACGAGAGATTTTATCGATTTCATCGATATACACAATACCAACTTCTGCTTTTTCAATATCACCATCTGCCGCAGATACTAAATCACGCAAAATCGTTTCTACGTCTCGCCCTGCATAACCAGTTTGAGAGAAAGATGTAATATCTGCAATTGTAAATGGAATATTTAAAATCTTAGAGATATGTTTCACAAGAGCTGTTTTGCCTGAACCTGAAGCCCCGCATAGAATTTGGTTCGATTTACCTAACTCTTGCATATCTTGATTATCTGGATTATTAATTTTCATTTTAATCATTTTATAATGATTATAGACAGAAGTTGCTAACATTTTTTTAGCCATATCTTGTCCGATAATATATTGGTCAAGATGTTCTTTAATTTCTTGCGGTGTAATATTTAATGTATCTAAAAATAATTGTTCTTCTAATTCTTCTTGTTGATACATTTGTCCTTCAAGAGTTTGAACTGGAATATTAGGAGTTACCGCATCATACATTTTATGGATGCAATCAGAACAAATAACTACATCTTTCGTGCGAAGCATTACAAGATTCGGGTTTTCTTCAGAATGTTTACCACAAATACTACACGTTAATTCTGCAATATCTTCAGCCATATTATTCACGCACCTCCATTATTTCGTCAATTAAACCATATTCAAGAGCTTCTTGAGCTGTAAGCCATTTGTCTCGCTCCATATCAGCTTTAACTTGTTCAATATCTTTACCAGTATTGTTAGCAATAATTTCACTTAATTTATTTTTTAAGTTAAGGACATGTTTTAAAGAAATCTCCATGTCTGTTGCTTTACCTTGAGTACCAGCCGATACTTGATGTATCATGATTTGAGAATTAGGTAATGCATATCGTTTACCTTTAGTTCCACTAGATAATAAGAAAGCACCCATAGAACATGCTTCACCAATGCATACTGTATTTACATCACATTTAATGTAATTCATAACATCGTAAATACCAAGACCAGTATGTACTTCGCCACCAGGACTATCAATATACAGATAAATATCTGCATCTGGGTCTTCTGCTTCAAGATATAATAATTTTGCTTTAATGTCATTAGCCGATAACGGATTAACTTCTGTTGTTAACAAAATAATTCTATCTTCTAATAGCTTATCATAGACCGTCACTCTTTCCATATTTTGTCTACACCTTTCTTTTTCTAACTATATTTATATTTATTCTAAAATAGAATGACTAACAATATTATACAAGGAATACAAAAAAAGAATGTGATTCGAAAACCACATTCTTATTTCATATATCATAGAGGAGAAAAAGGAGGTCATAAGATTATTCACCTCATGACCTCCATGATATATTGCTAATATATCTGCTCGCTCTAAAAATCTAATCCATATATTAAAGAAAAAACTCTGATACGAGATTTTATAATGATTGATGATTTATGGATTGTTCGATTAATTATAATGATTAACTTATTAATTAATGATTAGTAGATTAATAGTAAAGATTAATGATTAATGATTACTTGCACTTTCGAAGTCAATGCACGAACTCTTTAATCCACATTACTCAGCTCGCCAATTGTATCTGTCTATCTTAGTCGTGCTGTAGTATCGGATTTACCATTGTCATCTTTTTATATGTGTAATGCCTATTGGAGTTTTGAATTTACTAGAATTACTCATGGCACATTACTTTTCCAAAAACCTAGAATATATATCTAAGATTTTTTCGATATATTAGCAATAGTATATTAAATTAGTCTTCTACGTCAATTAATACTGTTTCAGTCTCATGACCTAAAATAGCATCAATTTCAGTAATATATTCTTCCAGATAGTCTCTAAAAGTTTCGAGTTTAGCAGCTAATTTAGCTGGGTCTAAGAATTCTGGTTTCATACCAGCAAGCATTTCTTGTTCACGTTTAATACGTTCATTAGTAGAAACTGCTACTGTAGTATTACCATATTCTCTAGCCATACGTTCATGTACTGTTGTTTGAGCTTTTTGATTGAGTTTGTCTAAACGTATAGAAGATTCATTTCTAGCATTAATTAAACTTTCAACAAAATCAAGAAGTTGCAAATAATAATTTTTACGAGAAATAGCAGATGCAAAAGAAATAAATTCTTTCTTATCTGTAGTAGAATCAAAACCATTAAATGCTGGTACTTCTAATTTATTATTTGCATTTGCTTGCATAATAGCTACATTTAGACGGTCACGATATTTTAATTTATCGTTAAAAGATTGTACACGTTCAGCGACATGTTTACTCCATTCATCTTTATGCATACCATTAATAAAGAAATCTTGTGGTGTTACGATAGCAAACACAGGTTCTCTTTCGAACGCAGCAATTTGTTTATCCAACATTTTCTTTTTGCCTAGTGCGGCACGAATTGTCATTTTCATATAATTAAATCTCCTTTAAGTAAATAATAGATTACGGTAAAATCATTATATTAAAATTATTTAGTATTGTCAACAGGCGAAGCAAACATATTATACATTTGTCTAAATTGTTTAATATCTATTCGTAGATAATATTCTTTATCGTCTACGACAATAATAATATCTGTACCTCTTAAACTATCAAGAATATAAGTAGCATCACTAATTTCTTGCAATAATCTAAGAAATACTTGCAGATATGCACTATCATTTTGAAATGGATATACCCTTACTAGGTATTTACCAACAAAATATAATTCTTGGGCATCATCTTTTAAATAATGATTAAAATATTTTCTGATGAAACTTGCATCATATTCATTTTTTCTGTTAAAGATACCTAACGACTGAGCAATTTCTTTAGCCGTTAAATAATGAATATCAGAATGTACTTTTTTAAAAAAATCCATGATTAACCTATAAATTTAAAACACAAATAACTTAAAAATATAAAAATACAAACAATAATAGAACCATATTCAATAACTTCTTTATCTGTAAATTTACCATATTTTTTATATTTAATATTTGCATTCATTTCTTCTTTAAAGTCTTTATCTTTTAAAAATCTAAAGACTGTAAGTGTACTACAAAAAGCTAAAAAAATAAATACAAAACTTAATGTATATAATATATAATGCATATAATATTTCCTTTCTAAAATTTAATTACGATACGGTCTGTATCTGCCATATTAGAAGGACTTTCTTTTATATACTCAACATTAGATGTCTGTGTATTAACAGATTGTTTACTTTTATCGTATACTACTTTATCGCCAACAAGAATTTGGTAAATCGCATATACGATATATAATGGCCCTAAAGGAGCACGAAAATAACTTTCACGTACATCATGACCACGAACTAAAGATAATGTAAAAGCAAAACAACTCATTAAAATATAAATAATAAAATACATAATCAATTCCTCCTCTTTTTACAATATTATTTTAATCTATATCTATATTTAAATTTAATAGGTACACACCCATATTTCATAAATGGACGAATATGTTTTTGCAAACGTAATGCTTTTTTGCGATTACGCAAACGACCAAATTGATAATTTTCAATTTCTACATATTTATAGGCACTAAAATATGGATTTGGCCAATCCCAACTTTTCCATAAAAAATATTCTCTATCATATTTATTTTTCAATGTCTTAAATATTTCTAAGAAATTATTATAATCCGTTTCATCTCTTAAAGTATCACATTGAACTGGTTCGCCATCAGGATATGTATAGGCACCATCAATATCTTCTAAACTATCAGAATTGGTTCCATATTCACTACCAGCAACAATAATGTATTCATCATTCGTTTGCTTATCAATAATGATATGTTTACATAAACGCCCGTCATAATTTTTAATACCAGGTGTTTCTGTTGTCATAGTAACACTAACATATTCATTTTCATAGTTAATGGTACATTCTTTTTTGCTCCAATATTTTTTCCACACAATATGCGTATCTTGATTAATAACATATCCAAAGTAACCTGCTTTAATTACTTTGCCATCATGGTCAATCATAGTTAAAAAAGAGCAATCATTTTTTAATACAGAATACACAAAGTTAGTACCAAAAACAGCTCCATGACCATCAATAAACCGTGAAAAATCATCATACTTTTGTTTGACATACCCTTTTTCTTCTAAAGAATCAAGATATTGTTTTGCTTTGTCAAATTCAGCTGTTGGCAATAATAATTCATTATTTTTCCAAACATAACAACCGTAATCAATAAAAGCCATTTTTAATACTCCTTTTTTATAATAACTATCCTCTTTTTTCTGATTCTAATATAGCTTGGTATTCAGAGTCTTGATAATCTCCAGTAGCAACACCTAACATAGTGTCTACTTTTTTTGATATATGTTTTAAGATATCCATATGTACTGGAGCGATATAATTTTGATTATGTTGTTGATAAAGATATTCTTCTAAATTATAGCAAATCTCTTCAACAATTTTAAAACGAATATCTTCATTCATCTTTAGCATCCTCTTCTTTTTTGTCTAATTCTTCACCGAATACTTCTTTAAAAATAGCAGTTAATTCTTCCGCTGTCATTTCATTTAATTTCTTTAAAAAGTCTTCTTTATATTTTTCGATATTCATATTAATAACCACCAAACGATGGATAAATACTATACCATAAAAAATCATCTATACTTTTATATTTAGTATGAATATAACTTTTTACAATATTATCTCGTAACACTTCAAAATCTAAATCCACTAAAGTATCTTTATTAGTTAAATGACCTTTTACATCAATATTATATTCAGAAGCAATTAATTGTAATTCTTGTAGTTCAACATTGCCACTAACAATAATTCTACAAACGACAACATAATCTTCATCATTTACTTGTTGTAAAGATGGAAAAGCATTGTTAATTAAAAAAGATTTTTTAAAACAATTCAATTTTAAACCTGGTTCTATATTTTGAATAATATTATTTTCACTAACAAAAATAACTTTTTTATATTCTGGAATTTCACTTCCTAAACATTCTTTAAAAGATTCTTTTAAAAAATTTTTTCTTAGAAAATTAATTATATTTTTTTTCGTTCCTCTAAATTTAATATATCCTTCAAACAATAACATATATAGTCTCTCCTCGATTTATTTTATATAAAAAATAAAAATTATACTCAAAAAAATAAAAAATGCCCCCAGTTTATAATATTTATCGTCGTAAAAAGGGGGCGACAAAAACGACTACTCCATTATTTTTAACATCGGAATAGATATCGATGCTTGGCGATTTACACCCAAGTCAAGCATACCACTGCTTGTAATTCTATGCCAAAAAGGCTTTTGGTTATTGGGATATAGAATGTACCCCACTTTGTTTATTCACCTAATTCATCACGACACTCATCATAACCATCGTCGTAACCTGATTCATAACCAACTTCATAGCTATGTTGACATTTAGCTTCTACATCACCAATAATTGTGTTATATTTTTCTTCAAGCCAGTCGGCTAATTCAACTTGATTTTCATTTCGTAAATCAAAGATAACATCTTCAATTGTTGTATTTTTAGTTAATTGTCTCATTTTTATTTTCCTTTTTTGTCGTAAAATAAAAAATAATATAGCATTAACTATGTAAAATAAAAGGTATAATGTATGTAGCTTTTTAAAATTTTACAGATTATTACAATGTATTTTCCAAAAAATAAAAAATAAATAGTTAACGCTATATTATTAATTAAAGATATTTTAATTGCTGTATCCTTCGCATGTTTAGGGAGTTTAGCTTTTGGGATTTTTTAGTAAAAAAATACAACAATTAAAATATAATGGTGTCCGTGGTAGGACTCGAACCTACAAGACATAAGTCAACTGATTCTAAGTCAGCCATGTTTGCCAATTTCACCACACGGACAAGTAATGCTGGCCTTCCACCAGCTGGGCATCTAAGATATTTTGTGCTCTTCAAATTTTCGTATTGTACTCGTATATACTCGTTAAACTTGGTTTTCGCCGATGTATATATCCGAATATTGTATTGTTTCTACTAAAACATCTCTAAAATATAGTCATTTACAATATTGATACAGGATTTTAATGTCGATTTGTAACCTCTTTCGACAATATGATAGCTAACGCTCTTGTTACGACTTTAACGTAAATCTCCTTCAAAGTCAAAGGTATTCTGATTGAACTACAAGAACAAGTATGTGAATAGATAGGAAACACAAAAATGAATAATATGAAAAACTTTTTTATTACTAGAAAAAGATTTTATGTTGTTTGTGATTGTGTTTGAATACTTTTGTTAGGTTTTGTATTTACATATGAGGTGAGAAAGTAAATACATTTTATGTTTAAAATTTATACAGGGAGTTAAAATTTTAATTTATTATTTTATTATTTCCGAACTAAGTGTGTATTTATATTTATTTATTTGAAAGGAGTTTTTACCATGCTCCTATCTATTCACAGAAAAGAAAGGCATGTCCATTATGTGTACAGGGGGGAGAAAAACACACAATGGCCACACCAATATAATACAAGGTTTCTAATAATCTTGTCAACTATTAAAAATTATGTATTAAAAAAAGACCTTTTTAACTCAAACTAAAGAAAAGGTCTTTTCTTATTACATAATTAGATATTGGAACCCCATTGAGCCGCATGCCATCTAGCAGTACCACGTAACCAATTACCACCAGAACGTGGTGCATCACCTTCATGAACAACATCGAAATCCCAACGTTCTACAGTAGAATCTGGACCATAAGGTTCATGAGCATACCAGCCGTCTTTGTTGTCGGCTGCTTCTGCATGGGTCATCACATGCTCAATATCATCTGGTAAACCTAAATCTACACAAAGCATAGCAATCACACGAGTTACTTGTGTTAATTGTGCTTCTGTAGGAGGTTCAGGGCCTAAATTATTTTGTCCCGTTGCATTATACGCACAGCATACACCAATACCAACAGCACCTGTATTTCTATGATATGTATGATTTTTAATTTCAGTTAAATCATTTGTATCTGTATACATGGAACCATCTTTAGTGATATTAATGTGATAGTCATCGAATACTTGGTCATAATGACCAGCTGTCCAATGGATATAGATTTTATTAATCTTGCCTTGTGCATTTAACGCCATTTGTTGCAAGTCATCGTCAGAAATCTTGTACATTATTTCACGTCCTTATTAGAAATTTTAATATCTTCTTGAGTGCCTTCTGTAATAGGCATTTCTTGATATGAACCTTTAGCTGTATTAAACTTACTATTAATAAGTTTATTAATTGGTTGAATGAAAGTACCGCCTACTGTAGAAGTAGCAAACGTACTATACCAACCTGGGTCATATGCGAAGTAAAAATTTACAGCCATGATAATAATTGTAACAAGGATAAATGATACGAAACTAGCAAACGCTAAAAATCTTGTTAAAGAAAATTCACCATTTTCTTTTAACATTTGAGAAAACATGAGTAGCATCTCTCCTTTTTGTACAAAAAAATAACTAACTGGCTCATTTATATTTATTACCTAGTTAGTTATTTAAAAGGAGATATTTACTTTTTTTCTTTTAATTCTGCAATTAATTTTTCTATTTTATCTAAAATAGCAGTTAACGCAGCTTTTTGTTGTTCTAAAATATCAATTTTACTTTCAATAGTAGATAAACGATGCATCATATTTTCTTCGTGTACTTGATGCATATCTACAAAAGCGTCAAATTGCTTACAATGTTTTTCTTCACAGAAAATATTTTTGAGTTTATTAGTAATACACTGGAACATATAACATCCCTCTATTTATTTTATATTAAGTATTGGAGCTGGCGATAGGAATCGAACCTACAACCTGCTGATTACAAGTCAGCTACTCTGCCTATTGAGTTACGCCAGCATGTGGTGGTAAAGGAAGGATTCGAACCTTCGAAGCTATAAGCGACAGATTTACAGTCTGCTCCCTTTGTCCAACTTGGGTACTTTACCATGGCGGAAGCTCAGAGATTCGAACTCTGGCACGGTTATTAATCGCCTCCTAGTTTTCAAGACTAGTCTCTTAAACCACTTGAGTAAGCTTCCATAGTGAGGCGAAAACCCCTTATGAAAAACATAAGGGGAAAAACATCCTCAGACCAATTCACTATATGTTTTATTGAATATGTTTAATTGTATTGCATTTTTTTTAAATGCTCATTAACCATATTACCTGAATTCGTTTTTATTTAATATAAAAAAATAAAATAAATGAACTAATTAATAAATCCAGTATCACAATGGGAGAAGTAGAGTAAAAATTAAGATGATTTAAATTACGCTACGACGTATACTTCGCCATATTGACGACCGAATCTAACTGCTCTGTCATAATCATTCATGAAGATATCAATTACTCCATGAATACCAGGAGCCATTCGGTCAGCAACCACATAATTGTATCCATTAATATTCAATACAGTACCTAAAGCATAATCATTAGATGCTACGGCACCTTCGTAAGGCCATTCGCCATTAGCCATTGGGCTACCTGTGTGCGTATACGCAGTTAATTCGGTAGCACCAGCTTGACCAGATACAGTAAATAAACCAAATACAAAAACAAACATTAACAAAATTTTTTTAAGATTCATATTAATCTCCTAACTTTCTGTTTCAGTCTCCTATTATTTAGATTTTATCTAAATAAATCGTTAGCCGACATGAAAATTAGCGAACTTAAATTTATCTCCAAAAATTAAAGAACACTAATCGAAAAATAAAATATAACAATCGAGTTTCATCGATACATCTTATTAAACTTATTTTTACTTTCCTTTTATATAGGCCAATTATTATTTTTAAACAAAAAATATAATTGATACTACAAAATATATTGCTATATTTTCATTGTGTATTAATTCTTATTATTTTATTTTAACACTGGCATTTTTATATATTACCTGATATTTTCTAAAAATTCTTGTTCTGGTAAAGCAAAGAATAATCCACGGCCATCTTTTACAATATAATCCGTAATATCTACCTCATATTGAAAACTTTCACCAGCTACAAATAATCTACCATCATCATCAAAAATATAAGCAATTTCAGGCAACCATTCCTCAGAAATAGGTTGCCCGATGTATTGAACTGCCTCAACAATTTTACCATCTTTATGGGTATATGTTTGAATATCAGTAGGTTTCATTATTTTTCTACCAATTCGAAATCATAATATATTTCTGTATCTTTATTGGGAGCTGTTACGGAAGTTGTGCCAAACGGATATACTTCAATACCGTGTACATTATCAATTTTTCGGCAGAAATAACGGAAATGTTGTACGCCGTTAGCAGACCGAACTTTAACGAGTGTATCTTTTTTAACTTTAGACCAATCAATAATGCCTAGAATATTTTCAATAGAAAGAATTTCTTCTACTTTAGCAAATTTAAATTCGCCAAAATCAGAAACAACTTCTACTTTTTCAATAATATTTTCTAAGCTATCTATAATATCTTGTAATTCAACTAAATTCTTTTGTGCAGGATTTTGTTGCAAAAACATAATATCTTTCCCATTGGCACGTACCAAAAAACGCAATCCATTTTTATATGCTTTTTCTAATACAGCTTTTTCGAAATTTGTTAAATTCATTTTGTCTACCTCTTCTATTTATTTAATAAATTCTTAACTTTAATTTGGTTTAACAAATCAAATGTATGAAACACAACAAAAATAATATATATATTTTCAAACATTGCAATATTTAAAAAATACAAAACAGTATCAATAAAGATACCACCCAATACAATGAAAGAAAATACTAAATGGCTAAATAAGAAAGCTTTAATTTCTGCTGGCTCAATATTGTGTAAAGAAAACTTCCAAATATTTTTATCTAAATTATTTAATATTTCAGTTTTTGTTGTAAATAACATGTAAATAATAAATAATTCATATACAAAAGCTAATCCAAGTAAATATAATGCATATTCTGTGCCTGCAATTTTTAAATAATTAAAAATCGTTCCTAGAGCTATAGCAACAAAAATACAAAGTATATTTATTTTAGAAAAAAATTTTCTATCTAAAGTATTTTTAATTTCCATATGCTATTATCTTTCTAATTAAAATGGAATTTGCCCAGATTGTTGAAAATCTTTATACATTTGGTCGATATAGTATTCATATAACATATCTGACTCTTTTTCATTAATTTCTCTGAGCAAAAATTCCATAGAATTATTATGAGAGTCAACGAAATCTTGAACAATATCTTGTGTCCAATCTTCGCTATCTCCCATCAATTTAATATAATCCATGTATTTAATATGACGTATTACTTACCAGTAGAGCCGATGCCTCCAGTTCTAACTTCTTTTTCTTGCTCTGCGTCATCTTCCGTTACAATATAGGCTTCAAAAATACCTTGAGCAATACGTTCTCCTTTCTTAATACTAATTTCTTTATCTGTAGTATTATATAAACCTACAAGAATATGCCCTTCATTGTCTTCATTGTTATAAAAATCGCTATCGATAATACCTGTTGAGTTAGTTAACATCAAACCTTGTTTAAATGCCAATGAAGAGCGAATATAAATTTTTAATACTAAACATTCATCCATATATGCTTTAATACCAGTAGGTACAGCAGTAGAAGAATGAGGTTTAATAATAACATCTTCCGCAGCTTCAATATCATAACCAGCGGACCCAGATGTTTTACGTGTCGGCAATTTAATATTTTTGTCTTTATAAGAAGATACTACTTCAAATCGACATTTAGGTAACATTAAGTTATCTAGGTCAATAATAATATGCTCTTCTTGTTGTTGTTGAGTTTGTTCATTCATGTTTAATTTCCTCTTTCTAAAACCATGTAAAATATTGTTTAATTAAATCATGAGTAATTATAGCATTTAATTCTACTTTTGACCAGGGACTGTTAATTTTTGTTGTACTTTTAATCATCTGGCAAAAATCCATATCTTTAGTATTTAATAATACATAAGCAATTAATTTCTTTTCCTCTACATTTAGTTGTAAAGTATTTAATAATAATTCATCAGGGATATAAATATTTTCTGCACCATAATAAGCATACTCATAATACACTTCTGGTACACAAGGACCGTATTTCCAAGCGATAATATCATTTTTAAAAAATGGTTTATCAAATCTTACTAACATAATGCCTTGAATATAATACAAAATTTTACATAGTTTAGATACGTCCATAGGTATATGATTTTGATTACAAACTAGCAAAATATATTTAGCGATATCTTTAGCGTTGTACATGTTTATTATACCATTCTTGAGTTACATATAACTCAATAGTAATATTTTTAAATTCACTTAAATATTGTTGAATTAATTCATGAACAAAATCATATTTTAATCCGCCAAGTCCACAGCCTAATGGCGGGATTGCAAAGCTTAAATGAGAGTTTTTGTTTCCGCTAAATTCAATATAAAATGCTAAATTTTCTAATCCAGATTCAATATATCGATATTTAGAAGGGTCCCGCCAATGATTTTTTGTCGGGAAATTAATAATTATTTTGCCATCTTTAGCATTAAAGCTAGTTAAATGACCAATACTTAAACTACCATATTGACAATCTTTTTTATATGAATCAACAGATTCAGGATATGCTTTAGCAATTTGTAATGCTAAACCTTTACCCATTGTGCCGACACAATTTACAGGATTCAAAATATATTTGCACTCTGTATCTAAAATATTTCCAACTACATATTTAAACATTATTTTCTCCCTTTTTTATTTTCTGGTTCTTTTGTTTCTTTCGTAATTGTAGTATACATAAAATTATTAGGCTCTAATGATTGACTGGAAGCCAATAATCTAAATTTTTCTACTACAATTTCTTTAATTTCTTCTTCAGTATATCCACCATCATATTCAATGCGCATACGGCGTGTTTTAAATACTTGATGAACGATAAAACAAATTGTAAACATGAGAGCAATCGTAATGACTGTAATCATAATTAAAATATCTTGTGTCATTATTTTTCGATACCTCTCATTTTATTAATAAATTTGGCACCATAAATGCCGATTACTACAGTAATTATTCCGAAAAAGATTAAACTAATCATTATTTATTTACCTCTCCTTCTACAACACTTTCGACTGTGATTTGGTCGTCATTAATTTTAATAATAGCATGTTTTAAATCTAATTGATGTGTAACAATATCACGACATTGCATAATTGTTGCATCATCAATATCTTGTAAATTTTCAGCTAACATCATAATAAATTCTTTTTGAATTTGAGTTGCATTAGAAAAATTTACTTCTTTAGAAGAAGCTTTTTCTTTTACTGCATCATATTTTTCTTTTGTAAAATCCATCGCAGTATTCATTAAATCTGCAATTGTGTTAATACCTTTAGTTGTTACATCAATAATTTTTTCTCTATCCATTTTTGTCTCCTTAATTTCTAATTAATTATTTAAATTTTCTAAAAGCTCGGATAATAAATCCCGTAATGTAATATGTTACTAAACTTTTAATCACTCGTTCAACGATATTCATTATAATATCCTTTCTCTTTTTCGCATTGATTAATAGAATCGATAAAGAATAATACATCTTCTTCTTTCATGTCTTTAATCTTACGAATTGTTAATAACAATAATTCTTTTTTAGGTTCAGATAAATCACTGAAACTAAATGTAATATCTAAATTTTTATTTTTCTTTTTTGATTTAGTTTTAGTTTCATGAATGACACGACCAATAGAATCAACAATATTATTAAAAATATTTCTACTAAATTTTCCTGTATATTCCATTTTTAATATCTCCTTATAAAATATAAATAAAAAAAAGACGTAAGCTTGGCACCTTAATTATACAAGGTATCATAAGCCTACGTCATTTCTTTTTTTTATTTGTTAATCAAATAATTCGTTAATTTCTCGAAGTTGTCCATTAAACCATACAATTTCGCAACGAATATTTTCACTGCTGGTCAATACAGCTGTATATAAACCTTCTTCTTTTGGATTTACATATTCAGAAAAAGAATATGTTTTATTATTAAAAATTAATTCCATTATTTTACGATTTCCACACTAACACACATTTTATTTTTAAATGTAAGTTCAAGTGCATTTGCTAATACATCAGTTGCACGAACAACATGCATAGCATCATCTTTTGGTGTCAAATCGCTAGAGAACACATATTTGTGACCTTTACACATAACACTAAAAACTTTACCTGCTACTTTTTGTTCACCTGCTGCTGCTGGATGGCCACCTTCTGGTTGACCTGTAACTTCTGTTGTTACTGAAGATTCTGGCATATTATTTTCCTTCTTTCTTTTTATCACTAGATACATCTTGCTTTTTAGATGAACTGTCCATATTACCAATTGGTACGGTTACGCCCGCATATGCCTTATGGTTAATATAGAGTGCATCTGCTGTAAGATGTTTAGAAACATTGTAGTGTAATCCTACACCTTGATTATTACCTCCGCCATAATAATAACTAACGGAGATTTTTGCTGGTTTTGGAGCGGCAATAGAAATAACAGATTCTTCTTTTTGAGTAACAACCAATTTGCCATTTTCAAATTTTTGAGTTTCTGTTACATTATTTTCTATTTCATGCTGTTGTCCATTTACTTTTACAAAGACTTTTTTATTAGAGTTATCTAATTCTAAATCTGCATCAAATGGATTTTCTTTAGGTACATATTGAATTGTAGTTCTTTCGATTGTATTCGTTTGTACTTTAGTTGCTTCCTGATAATGTTTATTTGTATTAATAGTACCATCTGCATTAATTACTTTAGATGGTTTATTTTCTATTTCATGGCTTGCAAAAAACTTATCATAGATAAACAAACAAGACAAAATAATAAGAACAATAAGTCCGATTTTGCGAATACAAGATAGTAAGAAGTCTCTGTGCGTTTTGATATATTCTTTTACCATTAGTAAAAAACTCATTGGAGTTTCTTCCTTTCTTTAAAGAGAAAAATAAAAACTTCAATGAGTATATTACTATAACTTTAACATATTAATTTCTTCTTGTAATAAATCACGAGCAGAAATTACATCTGACATTAAAATAATATCTGTTTTTTCATCTTTAGATAAAAGAGAAATCACATTTTGCAATGTACTATCTAAATGATGTTGACTACGAATATATTCGTAACCAGAAATAAATGTATCCGTAGGTTCAAAATTTAATTTCTTGTTACCCTTTTTAATTTCATCATTAATGTAATTTAATGCTTTCTCTAAATCGATTAATTTATCTGGTGTTTTTAACCCAGCGCGAGAAATATATTTAATTACATTCCCCATATCGAAATTATAGCCTTGTGCATTAATAAATGGACGCACTTCAATACCACCAGATGTATAATGCTTTGGTTGATTAACAATATCTTCCATACTAATATCCTTTCGTTAAAATCATAAAAAAGTTACTATTTAATCTTAGCATTTTTTTTAATTTCTGACAAGATATTTGCGTATGTTTTTATTTTCAGCATTTATATATACTAAATTTTCTAATTCTCTTTTTTAAAGATACATCAGGAATATCAAACTACAAGTTTCTAATATATACCTTAATTAATTTCTTTTTTATACTTATTTACTCCACATGATTTCAAATTTAAAACTATGTGGGCTATCTGGTTCTTCAAAAAATAATCTAAAACTATATTTAATTCCAATTTCATGTTCATTATTAAAAAATTTTAAAGATGATTTCCCTAATAAAAATAATATAACTAAAATAGTTACCAGTATAGTACCAATATGTTCACTCATTTTTTTAAAATCCTTTCTTTTTAAATAAAAAAAATAACCACCCTGTCGCTGCTCAGGATGGTTATTTTGTGGGGGTTTGTGTACAATGAAACTACATTTTCTAAAATAGCTCGTAACTATTATAGACAAATATTAATTTCAATGCAAGTAGTTTTTGTATTCTATTTTTACAAAGGAGGAGGAGGAAATCATGAAAAACTTATTTTTCAAAACTACCATTGTTAATATTACCTCACATACTTTTTTATTTAATTCTTACTTTTTATCTAATATATCATCTTCATTAACGGTGATGATTTCAAAATCGCTAATGTCTTCGCCAACCATTTTAGATAACTCTTTCATAAACGCTTCTTTATCCATTTTTTTATTTGCTTCATAAATAGGGTAGTGACGTTCTCTACTAATAACATAACGTTTATAATCATCTTCAATATCTTGAATATATGTGACATCGTCATTAATTTTTAGAATAGCAAAATTTTCTGTTTCTAACTTATCTTTTTTTAAGAATACCCTACCAGCGAACTTGCCAATTTCCTCAGCGATTTCTTTAATTGTATTGACTAATACATATTCTTTTGTAAATGTATCATATACCGCATATTTAGAAGAAAATTGTAAAGAGTTTTCCCCTACATGTTTATATGCAAAATTCATTAATGGATTAATAATGAAACATGTATATAAATCTTCAGGCATTTTACCAATAATATCTCGCATCAAGAAATAACAATCATATAATTCTTCACCGACAACTTTAATAGCCGTATATTCTTCATTTTCTTCTACGGAAATTAATTCAAAATCTGATTGGTAAAAATCTCTTTTTGTTAATTCTCCGAATAGCATAGTAACTGTGTCTTTATCTACAGTACCAAATTCTTTATAGTACCCATTTTTTAATTCGATAGTAAATTCACATTGATTATCGAATACTTCATTTTCTTCTGTCCATTGAAATCTCAACATTTATTCAAATACCTCTTTATATTCTGACTCTTCTAATGCTTTTTCCTTTTCATATTCATATGTATATTCATCTTCTCTTGGAATTCCTTCGTTAGCAAATTGAGTCATAATAATCGCTAAATATTTTCCAAGCATTTCTGGTGTAGCTAAAGATGATACATCTTTTAATTTATTTATTTTTTTAATTTGAGTATTAGCTTTTCTATTATTTAAAGAGAGTTGCTTCTCTTGCTTTTTTACTCGTATTTCATTATCTGATTCAAATGAATCTAATTTAATATTAATAATAATTGATTCATCTTTTAAAATATATCGTTCATCTATTAAACGACCATATACTTGCTCACCAGATACTGTTTGAGCATAGCCGTACACTTTAACCATATTTTTATCCTCTTGTTTACTACTGAAAATATATATTTATTGTAGCATACAACAAGATAAAAGTAAAGAAAAAACGAGATATCCTCTCACAAATATCTCGTTTCATCTTGGTTATTTATTTTATTTAATACAGGAGGTAAATAACCATGAAAATTGTCAACCATAATTAATATATAATTTTATATATTAATTGTCAATAGGAATTTTTTCTTCACAAGAACTATTTTCCAATCGAATAGAAAAAGGTAATTTTCTTACAAATGCGTCAGGATGCTTTGCCTGTTCTTCTTTAGCATACACATAACTATCTTTACAAGTTCCTTGTAATTTACATTCAGCTCCACAATAGGTTCTATCCTTATAGCATAACATATTATTCACCCAACAATTCTCTGTCTAACTGAGCTCGATAAAAACGTTTTGTTAAAAACTCAAAGATATTGATAATTACATAAGCTTCTTCTTCATTTTTAGAATAAATAGCAAATTCTCCTAATCCTTGTTCTTTTATAGTTAATTCACAATTAATAGTAAAATCGAAAACAGAGCCTTCTCTTTTGTCTTTAATATAAAAGGTAATGCTGAATTCTTTTTCTGTGACCATTCGCATACCCATATTTACAATACTTTTTTTTATATGTTCTTCTTTTGAATCATAAATTGTATATTCATATTTATCTTTTAAAATTTCAGTGAAAATTTTTAATAATGCATTATGCATATCTCTAAATTCATGTCGAATAATATATTCCATATTTATATATTCTCCTTAAAAAAATAAAAATAATACAGCCACGCAAATTAATGCGTGGCTATTTTTTTTAAACTTCAGAAATAGAATTAATGTATTCTTTCTGATTAAAATCGTCAATAATATCTACTAATAATCCCATTAACATTTGATATACTAATGGTTGTGGATAGCCACCGCCAGCAATATTATCTTCAATATCAATTTCAAAATGAATATCACAACCAGAACGAATTACATTAATTACCATACTTAAAAATTCACCATTCATAGCAAATGCACACATCGAAGGTGTTGATACAAAAAATTCAAGAGAATAATGGTCATCACCAGTATGAATTACATTATTAGTCTCTTCTGCAAAATGTGCGATATGATGCATAATTGCAATAGCTTCTGCTTCATGGTTAAAAGTTAATGTCATCATAATTAAATACTCCTTATACAAATAAAATAATTAAAAAAAATACTGTGCTGAAATGACACACCAATATTATACAAGGATTACTTCATTTATTAATTTGCTTAATAATTCTATTCCTAATGGAGCATAATCATCTACGCAAGAAATTAAATTATCTTCTAAATGTACTGCATATTCAATATGAATTGGTGTATACACAACATGGCTTTGATAGCCTGCATCTTTACGCCAAAAATTTATGCTAAACAAAACTGTACGTTCTTCTTTAAAATTTTTAGGAACATATACATTTTTAATATATCCATTTTCAAGTACAACATTTTTACATGTTTGTAATTGATATAAAAAATTTTCGGCAGTTAAAATACCAGGTTCTAACTCAATAAGTTTTTTCATTTTTTTATTCCTCCGTATTTTTATATAAAGCAATAATAAATTCTTCAATCATTTGTTCATGTTTCGTTTTATATCTATCAAAGTCAATGTCTTTAATTCTGATACTATTTAATTCTGTATCAACCTCAATAGAAATGTATTCGATATGCTGTTTTGCAAAATACTCATTTTCTTTTTCTGTTACCGCAAAATTAAGAGAAATAATTACTCTACGAGAATATTCATCTTTCATATTATAACTTCTTAATTCGCATGACAATGGTTTATCTGCATATACAATATCAAAATTTAGTTGTTTAAGCTTATCAAATCTATTAATAAAATCATATGCTGTACCTTTTAATTGCAACATTTATTTTTTATCCTCACATTATAAAAAATAAAAGCCCATCTTTACTAGATGAGCTTTATAAAATAAATTATTGATTATATTGTCGTTGGCGTTTTTTAGCAAGATAAGACATACATTTTTCGGACTTACCAATTTTACCAACCAAAATTTTATTTTTCTTATCGAATTTACCTACGATACGAATATCTTCGTAGTCTAAGAATTCATCGAATTTAATTACACTATCATTATCGTGGCAATTTCTATCATCTGTTAAACAACAACCATACGAATCATCACAATTACGTGGAATTAAATAAATCCCATATTCTTGTCCCATTAACATTACGATATCATTAAACATAACATTATTGCCATGCATATCTTTTAAACCAATAATGCCTTGATTCCATTCTTCACTACTTGGTGTAAAAACAGTTACCATTTTTTGTCTCCTCCTTATAAAAAACTACCAGCTAATTTTCCAAATATTATGGTCTTCTGTTTCGTAAGAAACAGTATATCCTTTATTAATAAGTTCTGTACGGACACCTTCAACAGTTGCTCTGTCTAAATCTCTATCAGAACTTAAATCTAATTGGCTAGTTACTTCAAATTCATTTTTTTCAGCTGCTAATTTAATAGCTTTATATAGAATTTTTACGATACGCTCTACAGCTTTTTTGATGCGGTCTTCTGTAGTTTTACGAAGCACAGATGCATCGTCGAGAGCATATTCATTAACAAAATATGTATCGGCCATGATTATCCTTTCTTGTCTAATTCTAATCTTAGTTTAAAAACTTCTAATTCATATTTATTATGACAGAAAAATAGTTTAAAAACAAGATTAATTAATTTATCAAAAATAATATCACCTCTCAATTCTTAATTAAAAACACGGCAGATATCTATATTACTATTTAATCTTTTGATATTCAACCATATATTCAATAGCAGAAGAAGTAAAACCTGTTTTTCGAGATACAGGTGTAATAGATAATTTTTTATATCCTTTTTCTTCCATATCTTTAATAGCTAAGTTTACAACTTTAGTATCTTCATTGTATATGATAATAAACGTATCACCTATATTATAATTTTGAGCTTCAACATACTTATTATATTTTTGAACTTCTTTATTATATGCATCTTCTTGAGTCCCAGGGGAAACACAAAGAAACATTATAACAAAGAATAATATAATTGTCACAGAAGCAAAAAGTTCTTCTCCATCATTTTTCATATTATTTACCCACAAATAAATCTTCAAGTACGCGAGGTTTATATACACGTTGTTTATCCTGATTCTTTTTAATTTGATTAATTACATGAGCTATATTATTAATTTGCTTCATATCTAATAAACCACTTTCGAATAATGGATTTAATACTTCTAAATAATCTTTACATTGACGACGAAGCACCGATGTATCATGAATTAATCTCACGACTTTAGTTTTATCCTTACGTTCTGTTGGATATTGTAATTCACAGTAATGGCGAATATCGCCAAATGCTTTATCACATTCTTGTACAGTACTATCCCATACGCTTTGATTTTGTCGAATATAGTTCATAACATCTTTAAATTCACTTAACACTTTTACAATTTCTTCTAATGTATATTTGTTTTCCATAGTAATCCTCCTTAAATATTAACAATATACATATTATTTTTTAATTTCAATCAAAAACATATTTTTTAACTCAAGTTAAAAAATAATAAAAATAAAAAATCATACATCAGCAGTTGTTACACTACTAATGTATGACTTTTATTCTATTCTTTATTAAAGAATAGTTGTTTCTACTTCACCAAAAGTTTCTGGTGCACCTTCGAATTCTTCCACTACTTCTTCAGTTACTACAGCTGGTTCAACAGCTTTAGCAGTTTCTCCACGACGGCTCAAACGACTAAATTCTGTTGCAGCAAGGAAGCAAGTTTCATACACCAACTCACCTTTTTTGTTTGTATAGCGAGAGTTCATAGACAAGCGACCAGTTACTTCAGTATAATCGCCTTCGATTAAATTCTGATGCATCAATTCAGCAGTCTTACCAAAAGACTTAACGGGAATCCAATTGTATTGTTTCTTGCCTTTAGAATCTACAGTGCCAGTAGCAACCGCAATGGTTGTACTGAATACTGCCTTTTTACCATTTTCAGCTGGCTTAAAAATCGTATTTTGTCTGGATACGTAACCTTTAATCATTGCCAAATTATTCATAGCAAATCTCCTTATGTGCCTCTACTATCTGACTAGAGGACTTTAATACTAATCTTATATAAAAAAAATTTTGAGTTACTCTGCTTTTTTATCATTGCCAATACCATTTCCTTATACAACAGGTATGAATGACTAAATGATTTCACTCACCATTATCGTACAGG